AGATTTTGTAAATCCATAGGGCCATCTGATTATTCAGGAATTGCTATGGAATCTAATAAGTCAGTTGCAGCTTTAGAAAACTCTTTTATCTCTTTTACTACAGCTTTTTTCTCTGCGTTAGTTATCTTTTTGTCTTTCATTGCTTTACCAATAGCTGTTATAACGTCCATGCCTTCATTAAGCACGCCTTTACCGGCTTTGGACTGCCCACTATTTAACATGAAAAACTGGATACCTAATGTAAGTATTCTTATCATATCTAATGTTCTCCTTAATCTTCTTGATTTTCTATTGCACATTGCTGCCAGTTGCCACACCCGCATTGTGCTATCGGTACATTCGCTTCACATCCACATCCCTGACAACTGCACCCATCTTCGGCTTTACATATACATTGTTCGGAATTCTCTCCCTCACAATTACAGATACACTCATGGTCTAAGGCGTTATCCATATGTCCCCCTCTGATTTTGTCTTATCTTATTATACTGGGAAAGTAACCAGATTTTATATCAAATGACTATCTCGGTATTTTTCTTGTTGAGTCCTATTATCATAAGTACAATATTTACAATGTGTAGGCTCAATAGGCTCATCAATATGTTCTATATGTTTGTACAGTTCATACTCTTCGTCTGCGTGGTCATGGTCGTGGTAGTTATGCCCTCCTGGCAAATGTAAAAAGTGTAATGCCTGAGTAAGAATGTTTGTCATTTTTGGTTACTTATAACCCTCCATAATTTTATTTTTAATGATTGCCCTATGCTCAGAATAAGCCTCTTTATCTTGTTGCCAATCTGGATAGGATTTAGTCATTTCTATGTCTGTAAGTACGTCAGCTTTTATTTCTTCTTTAAGCATATCGAACCAACCCATAGATGGTGTGCTAGGCGCATCAGCCATAATTAATTCAGCGTCTTTTTCGGTTTGAATTACTTCAGTAGATTCTTCAACCCAATTCTCTGTCTCATTATCTTTTTGAAAAACTACCTCGGTTCCTTCCTCTTGTACTGTAAACGCAGCTGCGGAATCCCCTTCTTTTTGGTCTGGAGCGCCTTGGTCTAATTGATGCTCAGAAAATTCTTTCGGAGCAATTTTACTACCAACAAAAGGCTCATGATGTGTTTTTTCTAAAAATTTTACCAATAAGCTTAAACTTTTTTGCATTTTTTCTTCATGGTTTTGTAAGTCAGTGCTCTTTTTAGGAAAGAATTTATCTTTTACAGCACCTGCTGCTCCCAGCCCTGCGCCAATTGCTAGAGAAGGAAGCACCTTTTCAATTTTTTTATTATAATCTCTTTCAACTTCATCAAATGCTGCTTGTTGTCCAGAAGCCAATTTATCGCTTGAAATATCATTATCTTTACCCAGAACTCCACGAGCTACTTTACCTGCAGCAGCTCCAGCAATTCCCCCTAAAATTGGGGCAGCAAATGGTATAACTTTTTCAAGTTTTTTATTTTCTTTAGCTAACCAGCTTTTGAAGGTTTCTCCAAAATTAATGTTGCCATCTTCTTTTAAAACCAAATCTAATGGTTCTTTAGGTTCAACATGGTCCATAACGCAACTCCCGTCAGTGCAAGTATGAGTAACTGCATCTGTTCCTTTTAATATATCAAATTTAGCTCCTTGGTTTACCCCTTTTTCACATACTGTAATTTCAGCAAGTTCCATATCATCAACTTGCATGTACGGCATTAAACCTTTTTCCATTTGTTGGGTTTTAGTTGCTGACCCAGCAATCGAATAAGATTTTAATTTACCGTCATCTATTTGTTCTAAAACTTTTTTAGAGATTTTAGTATCATTTCTAATTTCTGTAACAAAAAATAAACCTTTTTCATCTACACCTGATTTAAAAACTTGTCCAGTTTTTGTAATATAAGCAGGTAACGCCCAACCAACTTGAACATCTGAGTGTAATACCATAGTATTTCGCGTTCTAAAATTAGACATGTATTTTGCAAATGCGTTTTTAAGGGCATCGGTGGTAATTAAATGCCCTTCTCGGTCAATTAGTTCTACACTAGCAGGTCCCCCTACGACAACAGGCTCTTGTTGAATATTCGCCATAGCTTTTTGATAGGGGATGTTATCAGGATATGCTCTAGCTAAAGTAGCAATTTCAGCATCGGAAGCTATACCAGCACTAAACAAACGTTTATATTCATCTAATGCTTCTGTAATATCTTGTGCAGTAGTTCTACCAAATTGTTTTTCAATAATGGTAATATTTGCATCATCTGCTATAGTTTGATACATATCCTGGTTTGTTGATTCAATTGTAGTCATTAGACCCCCCAGATTACGCCTCTGATTGTGGGTGTACCTGATGCAGAAATTACAGAAATATAATCTGTAAATCCTAATGGGATAGGTGTTTCAAATGCTTCGCCCGCTCCAATAGGTATTCCAGTACTTGAAGTAGCCGTAGTACCTATAGCCAGATAAACTATTTCACCACCTGTGCTAGACTCATTAGTAACTTTCATGCCTTTAATAGTGGTCATGCCTCGTTTTTTAATTGAGCTTGAATCATTAGCAGTACCAGTCCATTCGTAGTTAATACCACTAGCGCCATCTACATAAGTAGATACGGATGCCGTATCTTCTCGTACTTCAAACATAATCTTGTCAACATAATAGTTGATGTTATGTTGCCCAGCCGTAGTTACATATAATCTATATGCAGCTGGAGCAGTAGAACCTGGTATAGCATAAGTAGTGGTTATTCGTGTCCAACTTGTAGCTAAGTTAGAGCTATCAGATACAGCGTGTTGTACTGTATTTGTTGAATCTTTTATTTCTATTTTTACCGCCCCCGAAGCAGAAGCACCTCTATGCTCTACTTGTACGGATAGGTGTTGTGGATTTACGCTAAAAGGAATTATTGGGGATTCCCAATAAAAACCTTCGTGGTTAGCAGAGTTTGCAGGGTTTACTAATAGTGAAGCAGCACCTACTGATTGTTGTGCAGTGCTACGAGAAATAGCTGAACCTGAAGCAGTAAACATACTTATATCAGTAGCTTCAATTCTAGGGTTCTGTACCCAGTTCGTAGCAATTTCACCTTGCCCTGGCGTAAATAAAGTTGAAGCTGTGGTACTAAGTGCTTCCCTAAAAGGACTGTATTTAGTAACAGCGTGTACCGATTGACGGGTAGAATAGTCAATATCCCATTCTCGTTGGTCTGTATGTCTTTCATTTGCCATACGTATTTCTCCTAATCGTTCATAATGGAGGACACAGTAACCATACTAGCAATCACAGCTGCTCCGTGAGCTAGTAGTATCCCCATTAAAAACATTAATGATTTTGCTCCATAAAACCTACTTCTCCAATCCCTTAAATCTTCTAGTTCAGAATCTAAACTTTCCAGCCTACTGCATAAGGTTTCATTCAGCTGTGACTGGGTGGCTATATACGTATCTAATCTTTCCATATAAACGGCTAGGTCAATGGATATCTGGTCAGTTGTATCAGCCATTTTTATTCACCTAGAATTCAATTTTAATTATTTGGTGTACATACTAATGTAGGGGGCCCATTAGAGCCCCCTACGCTGTAGACCTTATAGATTAGCTATTGAGGTCTGCGATTTTTGCCTGAACAAACATGTTCTTGCAACGCAACTCACCCATAGTGTAGAGTAGACCTCTTACTACTAGAGCATTAGCTGCGAAGTAGTCTCGGTTCTCAACATATTGAGTAGGTTGTGCAACAGCAATTTCTAGGTAATCTGTGTCTAAGACATAGATATTGGAACCCAAAACTGCGTCGTTGGTTGCAACAGATTTTGGCACGTCTGCATCAGGAAGTATAGGAATTCCTTGATACGTCGCTAGCACCAAACCAGTTCGAGTGCCTGGGAAGGTTCTCTCCCCACCAACTCCAACTTGGTATTCTTCCTGTCCCATATAACGCTGGTTAGAGCTTAATAGTCTTTCCAGGTTGAAGTACTGGTCGTGACCCAAAAGTATTAGTTTTGGCTCGCCACCGTTCTCTCTAATTTTCTGAATAGCAGTATCCAGTAAAGTGAGAGTAAGGTCGCGACCAGTTCCACCGTTATAAGAAACGGATGCGCCAGCGTTCCAGTTTCCAGAGCTTCTGTCATTAATAGTTAAGTCATAAGCTCTTACTCTGGAAGATACGTTACCTACTGCAGCGCCGTCTTCCATAACAATGTCGTCAATGGAAGTCATTCCGCCTCTGCTGTAAATATATGCTATGTCACCATCAGCGAACGTTGTGCCCGTTGCGACGGTCACTACACCCGTGCTGGTGTTAACAGCGGAAACAACAGAACCTGATTGCCTGTCGTGTCCTGATGCTGATGCGTCATATTGTGCCACAGCATCTCCCACCTTAAAGTGCTTGGCGATAGATGCTGGCACTGTGAAAGTGGTGGTAGCTCCTGCGGATGTTAGATACGCAGAACCTGCCAATAATTCTTCGTTAATTTCTTTAACGTGGTCCATTTGTGCATTTTCGTTTTCCAATGCTAGAACATCACCAACACCGCCTTCTAATTGTGCGGAGAAAACGGACTTCACGGAAGCACCGAAGGTTGTACCTAC